TGGGGTTAGATTTAGCCCTTATTGATAAAGCTAAAATCCTGTTTGATTGCTTCCGACAATCATATGAACAACGCCTCTCCATTTTAATTCAACGAGGGTAAATTATGCAGAATACATTTGTAAAATATCACTTGCCTTGTAAACAATGTGGCAGTAGTGATGCAGTATCAGTAAACAAAGATGGCTCGGCTAAGTGTTTTAGTTGTAATCATTTTTATTCAAACTATGAGGGTAATATAACATCAATGGAAAATTATAAAAAAGAAAATGTAAATGTACATGGAGGTATGTTTGCTAAATTAATAGATAGAGGTATCTCAAAAGAAACAGCAGAAAAATTTGGAGTTAAAGTTGTATATGATTCAGCAGGTCAGTTAGCACAACATTTATATCCTTTCTACATTAACAATGAGCATTGTGCTACAAAAACTAGATATATTAAAGATAAAAGATTTGCATTTAATGGCTCACTATCTGGAACAGGATTGTTTGGTCAAAACTTATTTAAAGAAGGTGGTAAGTATTTAACTATAGTAGAAGGAGAATGTGATGCAATGGCAGCCTACGAACTTTTAGGAAGTAAGTGGGCTGTTGTATCAATTAAAAGAGGAGCAGCTTCGGCTGTAAAAGATGTTAAAGAAAGCTTAGAATATGTAGAGAGCTTCGACAATGTTGTTTTATGTTTTGATAAAGATAAACAAGGACAAGAGGCTGCACAAAAAGTAGCTACTATTTTAAAACCCGGCAAGGCAAAGATAGTAACGCTACCTAATGGATATAAAGATGCCAATGATATGCTTAAACAGGGTAAACATTCAGAGTTTACTAGAGCTTGGTGGGATGCAAAACTTTATACTCCAAGTGGTATAATTAAAGTATCAGATAAAAAGAAATCATATTTAAATAGAGAAAAGAAAGAAAGTATTCCTTTTCCTTGGGAGGGATTAAATAAAAAGTTATATGGTTTAAGACAAGGAGAACTTATAACTCTTACAGGTGGTACAGGTCTAGGTAAATCTAGTGTGACTAGAGAGCTAGAGCATTGGCTTATTAATCAGACAGAAGATAATGTAGGTGTAATTGCATTGGAAGAAGATTGGAAAAGAACAGTCGATGGCATACTTTCTATTGAAGCTAATGCAAGACTTTACATTGACCAAGAACGAGAAAAGTTTGAGAAAGAAACTATCATGCAAATGTTTGATAAAGTATTTGAGGAGGATAGGGTATTCATTCATGCACACTTTGGCACTAACGAGATAGATGACATCTTTGCAAAGCTTAGATATTTAATAGTCGGTTGTGATTGTAAGTGGGTGGTGGTAGACCATTTACATATGCTTGTTAGTGCTGTGCATGAGGGAGATGAAAGAAGAGCTATTGACTCCATCATGACTAGACTTCGTAGCTTGGTAGAAGAAACAGGAGCAGGTTTAATACTTGTATCACACTTAAGAAGAGTGGATGGAAACAAAGGACACGAGAATGGTATTGAAGTATCTTTATCACATCTTCGTGGGTCAAATAGTATTGGACAATTAAGTGATTGTGTGATAGCATTAGAAAGAAATCAACAATCAGAAGATGAGCTTGAAGCAAGAACTACAAAGCTTCGTGTATTAAAATCAAGATACACAGGAGATGTAGGTATGGCAAGTTCATTAGTATATGATAAAGATACTGGCAGATTATCTGAAGATGACATGTCAGAATTTGAGGTAGAAAATAATGGAACTAGTATTTGATGTAGAAACAGATGGACTTTATTTAGATGCTAAAAATATCTGGTGTTTAGTAGCAGTAGATGAAAACGATAAAGTCTATTCATTTAAACCAGATGAAATAAATAAAGGTATTGATTTATTAAAATCAGCAGATAAAATTATAGGACATAATATTATAGGTTTTGATATACCTGTAATTAAAAAATTAACAGGTGTAGATTTATATAAACACACAGAAGTATTAGATACTCTAACACTATCTAGATTGTTTCATCCTACTAGAGAGGGAGGTCACAGTTTAGAAAAGTGGGGATATAAATTAAACTATCTTAAATCAGACCAACCAGAGTTTGACAGTTATTCTGATGATATGTTAGAATATTGTTTAAGAGATGTCACTTTAAATAAAAAAGTATTAAACTATTTAAGAAAAGAAAGCGTAGGTTTTTCTAAAGAATGTATTGAACTAGAACATAAAGTCTGTAGAATATTACAACAGCAATATGAGAATGGATTTTTATTTGATGAAAAGAATGCTATGCTTTTACTTGGCTCTTTAAATAAAAGAAAACAAGAGGTTGAAGATGAAGTACATGCTACATTTAAACCTAAATGGGTGGATGTAAAAGAAGTAATACCAAAACTAAAAAAAGATGGAACACTTTCTAAATCAGGACTAACTAATTTAGAATATGAAGAAAGAGTATCTACAAATGATACTACTCCTTTTGTAAGAAAAGAACTTAAAGAATTTAATTTAGGTTCAAGACAACAAATAGGAGAATACTTAAAAGATTTTGGATGGAAACCAAATAGATTTACACCGACAGGTCAACCTATTGTTGATGAAGGTACTCTTAAAAAGATTACGCATATACATGAAGCTCAACTTATTGCTGAATATCTTTTATTACAAAAAAGAGCAGCTCAAGTAGAGTCTTGGATTGATGCTTGTCATGATGATACTAGAGTACATGGTAGTGTAATATCTACAGGAGCAATTACAGGAAGAATGACACATAGAAATCCTAACATGGCTCAAGTTCCTGCTGTTTATAGTTCTTATGGAAAAGAATGTAGAGCTTGTTGGACTGTACCAGAAGGATATAAACTTGTAGGTATAGATGCAAGTGGATTAGAATTAAGAATGTTAGCACACTATATGGCTGACAAGGAGTATATAAATGAAATTATCAACGGAGACATTCACACAACTAACCAACGATTTGCTGGACTTAAATCAAGAGATGAGGCAAAGACTTTCATCTATGCCCTCATATACGGAGCAGGAGATGAAAAAATTGGCAGTATTATTAGAGGAAACAAAGAAACAGGTAGAAAGTTGCGAGAACGCTTTCTTAGTAGTTTACCAACACTTAAGTCTCTTAAACAACGAGTTGAAAGAGCTGCTAAAAAAGAATACTTAAGAGGGTTGGATGGTAGAAAAATATATGTAAGACATAGACATGCTTCTTTAAATACTTTATTACAAGGAGGAGGAGCAATAGTAATGAAAAAAGCTATGTGCATACTACAAGACTTAATAAATCTTAATACTTTAGATGCAACATTTGTCGCTAATATACATGATGAGTGGCAACTACAGGTTAAAGAATCACAAGCAGATTGTGTTGGTAGATTTGGTGTTCAAAGTATTGAAGAAGCAGGACAACATTTCAATATGAGATGTCCATTAACAGGAGAATATAAGATAGGAGGAAACTGGAGTGAAACCCATTAAAGATAGTAATAGAAAAGGAGACTTCGCAGAATATTATGCAGTAACTTGGTTATGGGATAATGGTTTTGAAGTCTTTCAAAATTCAGGCTGTACAGGACCAATAGATATGATAGCTGTAGATAAAAAAGGAGTAGCTACTTATATAGATGTAAAGACTATTCATGTTGGTCCAAAAAGTGAACCTCATAGAGGATGTAAAAAAACTAGAACTAAAATACAAAAGAAATTAGGAGTTAAAATATTAGGATTTAATCCTGATACCAGAGAACTTCATTTTATAGGACATAAAGATAATGAGTAAATATAAATCAGAAGCAGGTCATTGGTATGACCATGATGGAGAGCCTATGTATACAATCATAGGAGCTAATGGTAAAGAAAGAAATACAACTTTAAGAGATGCTAAAAACATGGGTCTTGTTCCCTCTGTGACAACAATTATAGGTCTAGCAGCTAAACCCTCTTTGGAAAATTGGAAGATTACACAGGCTTTACAAGCTTCTTTAAGTATAGATAAGAATGACCCAGAGTATATAAACAAATGTAAAAATGCAGGTAGAGAAGTAGGTATGAAAGCTGCCAAACAAGGTACAAAAATTCATGCTCAAATTGAAAAGGGATTTTTAGGTAAAGGAACAAGCAAACCATATAAAGTTATTAAGTCTTGGTTAGATGAAAACTTTCCTAATGAAGAATGGATAGCAGAAGCTTCGTTCTGTGCTGATGAAGGATATGGTGGTAAAATAGATTTGTATTCTAAATCTGGAATCTTTATTGATTTTAAAACAAAAGATAATCTTGAGGGTAAAGACCCTAGTAAGTTAGTATATGATGAACATGGTATGCAACTATCAGCGTATGCACAAGGTTGTAATATAGAAGAACCTGAAAGAGTATCTATCTTTGTAGACAGAGCAGATACTACTTTAGTCTTACCTCATATTTGGGAGAATGAATCACATTATAAACATAAAGAAATGTTTAACAGCCTACTAAATTATTGGAAGCTTGTTAAAAACTATGACTCAACAATATTATGAATGGAAAAAAAGCAAAACAAATTAGAAAGAAATCTTTATTTATTTTAGTTGACTGGATAAAAACTTTAGTACCTCCAGAAGAAGCTAAAAAATTAACAGTACAAGATGCATACAACTTAATGCCACAGCAAACTCATGTTTTTGCAAATAGAAAATTAATGTTGTCTGCATTTTCATTAAAATGGATAACAAAAAAACTAAAAAAATTAGTTAAGAAAAAAGAATTACAACATATAACATTAGAGGATTTACTATGAATGAATTAGAAAAAGCAAAACGAGCATTAGAAATAGCATTAATAGAAGTAGCTGCTTTATTTTCAAATCAAAATGAAGGTATTGATAATGTACCAGATGAAATATTAAAAGATTTAATACAAGTTTTACAATTAGAACTTGACAGTAGACAACTTAGAATATATAATTAATAAAGTATAATGAAATATAAATTTGATGAAGATGAAACTTTAAAATTAGTTAAAGTTTATATTGATAATACATACAAACAACATTACGCAAATGGTAAGTATCAGGCTACTGATATGATAATAGACTCTGGACATGGAGAAGGTTTTGCTGTTGGAAATATTATGAAATATGCTATGAGATATGGTAAAAAAGATGATAAATCAATAGAGCTACTTAAGATAATACATTATGCTATGATTGCATTACATTTAGAGGATAAAGATGGTTGATGATAAAATAGGAACTAAGCCTTACTTAGGAATTGAAATAGATTATGATAAAGAAAAACAATTTGATAAATTTAGTCTAGATACACTCAAAGATAGATATTTTTGGGAAGGAGAAACACATGCACAAGAAGCATTCGCAAGAGCCTCAGTCTTCGGGGCAACTTTCAAAGGGGAGACAGATTTTGAACTGGCTCAAAGACTTTACAACTACAGTTCCTCTCGTTGGTTCATGTTTAG